TCCGATCTAGCCAAACCTGCGGCACCCAATCCACTGGTCACAGTTGCAAGGTTATTGCGTAGATCAACCAATTGGCCCGATTGTGACGTGAGGCTGTTTTCGGTTGCAGACACGCGGCCTGAAATAGCCTCCACAGCGGAAGCGGACGCTCTGGTGGCAAGGCCGTTGACGGGGCTGTTGACGCTGGTCTCCAACTGAGTAGTTCTGCCGGCTACTGCCGTTATTGCCGCACCTTGCTGCTCAACGCTGGAGTTGAGACCGTCGATGGCCTTACTGTTGGACGAAACATCGGCACCTAGCACTTGCCCGTTATCCGACCATCCTGTGGCGCGGGCACCGTGTTCCATCTGGGGGCGCGCTATCTCTATGAAACCGCTGCTGACCGCGCCGGTTGCGCTGAACACGCGATAGTAGACGTTGCACTCAACCGCCCCAGCAGGAGCTACCCCAGAGTATTCGATACGCGTTGATGACGATGTCAACGACGCCAATGCACCGGCTGGCGCACTGATTGCTACTCCTGAGGCATTCAGCCACTGCAGATAGATCCGGCACGCTAAACCTGCTGTACCGCGCATGTAGGCAGAGGCCGTAAACACCTCCCCCTCTGCGACCTTTGGACGCTTTATCACTGCTCCGCTGGAGGCTGGCCGAAACGACTTGTAGCCGGTTGGCGAGGTTCCAGACGTTGTGAGCCCAGAAGGCACCTCAATCCGCTGTGCTTTTTCCCCAGAACTAAGCCACGACGGGATGAGCGTGTCGATTGAACTCACAGAGCCTTCGACTTGCCAGCCCTCGGCCGTACCATTCAAGCCTGGGAATTTGGCCATTGCCGGGTTGTAGAAAAGGTTTTCACCACCTACATCGCCAATGCTGTTTTCAAGCTGAGCGATTGAGCTTGAGGCGCTGGTCAGCCCTTGCTCATTTTTTTCGACTCGACCAGTGAGCGCTGTGGTAGCCGCTGCGTTGGCAGCAATGCTGTCAGCATTGGCTTTGCCGTTATCGCGCCAGCCAGTCAGGGTATTACCCTGCTCTAGCTGCGCCATGTCGAAATCGACGAACCCTGCGGTGAGCGTCGATCCCGCGTTGGAGCGGATCCGATAAAGCACGTCGACTCGCACGGATCCGGCGGGAGCGAGTGCCGAAACCAGTAATGGGCGCTGATATGTAGGGTTGAGCACCAGGTTGCTTGGCCCGTTGGTGCTGAGCGTACTGCCAGCGGCATCCTTGAACTGCAGGTAGAGCTGCAATAGCAGACCCGTGTTGCCGCGCACGTAAACCGAAGCGGTGTACGCCTTCCCTTCGAACGCTGGCGGCTGCCGTTCAGCAACCGGTGCGAAGTCCACATAGGTCGCCCCTGATCCGGCTGTCAGGCCGGAGACGTCAAGTCGCTGGCATTTGCCCTCGGCACCCAGGTCGGAGTTACGAAGGGTGGGCGCCACCACCACCCCGGCGGTGTACCTCCAATACCAGCCAGCGGCGATATTGGCGTTGGCGGCAGACGCGACGTCGAACGATGGGTTGAACAGCAGGTTCTCCGAGCCCGACGAGGCGATCGAAGCGTCGATGCGAGTGATCGACTGCCCGGCAGCAGTGATGTCCTTGCCATGCTGCTCGACCGTGCTTCCCAGGCTGGCCAGCGCGCTGGCGTCAGCCTTACCGCCCAGCTGGTTCAGTGCGGTTTGTGCAGCGGCTGCTGCATCGGTGGCCACCTTGTCGGTCACCGCCAGCCAGGCGCTGCCGTTCCAGCGCTTCGGCGTATTGGCGTTGCCAGTGGTGTCGATCCACAGGTTCTGCGCGACCTGGTCGGTGGTTGCCGGCGCCGAGGGCTGCACCAAAACCTTGCCTTTGCTGCCGGCCAGGGTTGATGCAGCTTGGGCCGCCTGCTGAGCGGTTGCCACGTTACCGTCAGTGATAACCAGGCTGCTGGTGAGTCTGGTCACTTGCTCGCCAGTAGATTTGAGCCCCTGCTCGTTCTTCTCAACGCGAGCGCCCAAGCTGGTAACGGCCTCGGCTGACGCATCGGCCGCCGCCAGGATCGACGGATGATAGGCCGTGGCCAGCCCACCCTCCTGAAGTTGCACATTGTCGACCTCTGCCCAGATGTTAGCGGCGGCGCTCGAGTCGTTGAATAAACGACAGGCGTAGACATTTACCTGTGTGGCGTTGGCTGGGGCAGTGCCCGTAAGCGTGTAACGAGTGAAGTTCTCACCCAGCACCGGCTTGTCAGAGGTGGCGGGTGCCGAGAGCACTGCGCCAGCAGCGTCAAGAAACTGCAGATACATCCGCAAGAAGCCTGGCGCTCCTGATCCACGCGCATAGACGCTCAGCGTATAGGTCACCCCGGCCGTAACTTTGACTCGTGCGCGACCATCGGCCGGACTCGACACCACCTCGATGTAGCTCCCGGCCCCGACGCTTGCGCTGATGCGCAGAGCGTTGAGGCTGCTGGTCAACGGCGAGGGCACAAAGGCCCGCGCAGCCGCGCCAGATACCGCCCAATGCCGCGGCCTGCTGCCATCGGCAACCAACTCCTCGAACGAGCTGTTGGGAAGCAGGTTCTCGCCGCTGAGCGACGGCAGACTCGCCTCGATCTTGGTCAGGGACGTGCCTTGAGCCGTCAGGCTCTGGCCCTGCTGGGCAACTGTGTTGCTGAGCGATTGGACGGTCGAGGCCTCAGCCTTCTTGCTTACGCTGTCGGTCAGCGAAGTCAGGGCCTGGCTCTGCGAGGTCAGCTGCTGATCCTGGGCTTTGTCCTTGTCTTCGGTCGCCGTCACGCGGCTGGTGACCTGCTGCAGCGCCTGCGAGCTGGCCTTGCCGTCGATGCTGGTCTGCATGCCGTCCATGCGGGTGGCTTGCGACGTGAGCTTGCCCTCGGCATCGCTGACGCGGGTACTCAGATTGCTCACTACGCTAGCATCGGCCTTCAACGCCACTTGGCTAAGCGCCGACTGGGCAGCAGATGCTGCATCGGTGGCCACCTTATCCGTCACCGCCACCCAAGCCGAACCGCTCCAGCGTTTCGGGGTGTTGGCGTTGCTGGTGGTGTCGATCCAGAGGTTCTGCGCCAGGCGGTCCGCGACGGCAGGCGCTGCCGACTGAACGATCACCTTGCCCTTCCCGCCCGCCAGCGTGGCCGCATCCTGAGCAGCCTGCTGAGCAGCCGAGACGTTGCCGTTAGTAGTGGTCAGGCTCGATTGCAGCCCGCCGATCTGAGACGCCTGGGCGGTCACCTTGCCATCCAGCGTGGATACATCGGTTTCAACCTTCGAGACGCGCGCGGCCATGCCGTTGGCCGTAACAACGGCCTGCCCTACGTCAGTCCAGTAGGTAGCGTTCGGTGGCGGCGTGTTCAGCGGTACCGCTTTTAGGGCCTGGTACAACTTGCCATCGCTGCCCAGGGCGCTTTGGCCGACGCTGTAGGCCTTGTCCTTGCGATAAGGCAGGGAGCCGGCCAGGGCCGAGACGTTCGCTATCTGCTGCTGCAACTCGGTCTTGGCGGCGGAAACGTCCGCGCTCACGGCCGTGATCTGCTGCTCGAGGTTGCCCTTCACGGTGCCAAGAGCGTTGTTCACGTCGCTGATCTGTTTGGCCAGCTCAGTCTTGGCGGTGCCGATCCGCTCATTAACCGACCCCGGGCCGTTGCCATCGATAAGCGCAATTTTTTCGATCTTGCTGGTGAGCTCCTTGCCCAACTCGCTCTCTGTGATCTGGTCCTTGATCTGCTCGAGGATAGGACCGGCATCGGCACTAGCAATGCCGGTAACCACGGTCGGAGCCACAGGGAAGAACGGCCCAACGTTGCCGGAACGGTCCACCAGGCGCGCCCAGAAGAAGAAGCGCTGCCCCGCGCGCAGGCCCTGCATGACATGCTCGCTCTGCGGGTAGGCCAGGTCGGCAAGTTTGGTTGCCGCGCCAAGGTCGGTGCCTTCGCCGTACCACAACTCGGTACGCTCGGTGTCTTCGGCGCCGGCAGGCAGGCCCCACTTGATGCCGATGCTGAACAGCAGGCTCTCAGTTGCCAGGAACGTAACTGCCGGCGGCAAGCCTTCCTTGCCGTTCAGCTGGGTCAGGTCCGAGCTTTTCCAGATCGAGGTGATATCGAACGCGCTGACCGAACGGACGCGGGCCAGGTATGCGCCAGCATAGATACCGACCACGTCCACAGACGCGGCACCAGTGCGTTGCAGGCGGATCCAGTTGCCGTTGTCCTTGCGCCACTCGACATCGTAGGCAACAGCGCCCGCCACTGCCGGCCAGGCGATGGTCATGGTGCTGACCGCGATGCCCTGGTCGATCATGTGACCAGACGACAGCGATACGCTGGCCGGAGGCGCCACGGTGGTCACCGGAATGACGCTGATCGGGCGCTCGTCCAGCTTCGCGCCGGTGTCGATCGCGGCGAACTTGCTCGGGTTGAACTCGAGCGCAGTGATTTCGTAGTTGCCCTCTTGGGTGCGGGTGGTCTTGAGCACCCGGAACAGCTGTACGGCCAGGTCGTCGTAGTCAATCGCCCACTGCAATTCAGGTTCGGGCTGCAGGCTGTACTCGGTGGTGACGGTCACCGCCCGGCCCGCGACGGAGTGCACAGTCCGCGCCTGGGCGGTACCGTTGGGCAGGTTCACGATCAGCCGGTCACCGGCCTTGATCGGGGTGTCACGGTCCAGCGTCACGACGCGGCCAGTAGCCGAGGAAATGCGCCCGCCGTTTGGGCGGCCTGCTACCAACTCGTCCGCCACCGGGATGACGAACCCAGGCAGCGGGATACGGCCCTCCATGCCGGTCTTGAACGTAACGGTGCGATCCTGGCTGTTGCTCAGCAGTGCCCACTTACCGCGGCGCTGGGCCTCGGATGCCCGGGTGCAGCCAATCGCCGAGAGCTCGATTGGGCGGTCCCGGTACCGGCGCTGCAGCGCGTTGTCGGTCACCGGAATAACGTCGGTGTCGTAGTTGTTGGCCGGGTTATCGTAGCTGACCAGGGCACGGCTGTAGTGCGTGCTGCGCTCGGCTCCGCCATACACGAACTCACCGTCGATCACGTTCGACCTGGTGAAGACGTAGTCGATATCCTGCGCGCGCGGCATGTCCGCCTGCATGAACAGCGAACCGTGGGCCCAATACACCATGCCCCTGTAGATAGCCGACAGATCACGCAGCAGAGTCCAGGCCTCGGCACGGCCCTGCAGGTTCATGTCACAGAGGAAGCGCGGCTCCTGGCCACCCACACCGTCCGGCACCAGCTGGTCGCAATACTGGGCGATGCGATACATCTCCCACTTGTCGACCATCCACGGCTTGATGCGCTTGCCCAGGCCGAAACGGTCTTCCACGCACAGACCATAGGTCACGAAGGCAGGGTTGTTGGTCCAGGCCAGCTTGAACGTGCCGTCCCACACACCGCTGTAAGTGCGGGTGATCGGGTCATAGGTGCTCGGTACCGGCCAGCGCTTGGCCTTGCACTTGACCGTCACCGCCGGGATGTTCTGGAACTGCTGGGCATCGAACTCGATGTACAACAAGGCCGTGTTCGGGTACCGGATCTTCTGGTCGATGATCTCGGTGTAGCCGGCCACGGTCATGGTATCGGCCACGGTACCGCTGTTTGCGTTCGGCGTGAGTCGGCGCACGCGCAGCATCCACCCGGAAGTTGCCTTGGGCAGATTCACGCGCACCGAGCGCTGGTAGCCGTTGGTGGACTTGCCATCCACGGCGCCCAGATGAGCCTCGACATAAGCGCCACCGTCTGTAGCGATATCGATCGCGTATTCAATGCGATAGCCCTTAGTGTCGCCGTTGCTCTCCTGTTTGGCCAGGCGCGGCCAGGACATGCGCACGCGAACAGCTGAGAGCTGGGTATTGCTCAAGGCGCGCGTGAACGGGTTGTCGCTGCGCAGCTCAACGTTGACGGAAGTTTCGTTCTCCACCGACGGGATGCCCTGGATGTAACTCTGCTCAACGGAGCCCGGGCGCCATTCCCATTTCACACCTGGGAAATTCACGTTGCCGCT